GGAAAAGGCAGCTACCGCTGCTCACCAGTGGGCAATTCTTCCCGGCTTAAATCCAGTTGATTTCGCCAAGGTACTTGTACGCCTTCGCGCCACCGACCAAGAGGTTGCTAAAGAAATAGAAGCAGTCCTCAGCGCATCAAGCGTTGCTCTTTCCGAGGCCGGTGTGTTCACCGAGCTTGGAGCCGAGGGCGACGAAGATGGAGCGATGGATGCTTATGGCCGAATCGAGAAGGCAGCGCAAGCCCTTCTTGATAACGGCGAAGTGACCTCCATAGCTAAAGGAATCAGCGTCGTAGCTGAACGGAATCCTTCGCTTTACAACGACTACATCAACGAAAGGGCCGGTAGCTGATCATGGCTGCATACACAGAAGGCCAGATGAAGATCGGTACGCTGAAAGCTGCCGCAGACCTGTCAGCAAAGCAGTATCACATCGTGAAACTCGCTTCCGCCACGACAGTCAATGTCTGCTCGGCGATCACCGACATACCAATCGGCGTCTTGCTCAACAAACCAGAATCTGGCGAAGTTGCAGAAATCTGCTTCATCGGCGTTACCAAGATCATTGCTGACGGCACTGTTGCCGCTGGCGCTAACATTGGTACGTCTGCTGATGGTCAAGCTGATTCAATCGCTGCTGGAAGTGACACCACGGTTCGTCTCATTGGGACGGCCATCGGAGCAGCTTCCGCAGGTGAAACCTTCACCGCTCTTATCAACTGTGCCGGCGCTGGCCGAGCGGCTTAGGAAGGATTACTTAAATGCCACAACCAACAGTAAGTGACGTACACGTAGACGCGATCCTGACAAATATGTCAGTCGCCTACATGCAGGAAAGCTTCGCATTCGTAGCTTCCCGTGCGTTCCCACAGGTAAACGTCCAGAAGCAGTCAGACAAGTACTTCACGTACTCGCAAGCTGACTTTTTCCGTGATCAGGTTCAACTACGTGCAGACGGAACACAATCCGCCGGTACCGGTTACAGCCTGTCCACTGAGACATACTCTGCTGAGGTTTACGCACTACACAAAGACATCGGTGACCAAGTACGCGCCAACTCGGACGCACCACTTGACCCAGACATGGACGCCACTCGCTTCCTGACCCAGCAAATGCTGATTCGTCAAGAAGTTGAATGGGCATCAGCCGCTTTCACAACCGGCATCTGGGGCAGCGATGTAACACCGGGCACCCTTTGGAGTGCCGCCAACTCCACACCGATTGCGGATGTCGAAACTGGCAAGAACACTGTGCTCACAAACACTGGTTACGTGCCAAACACGTTAATCATGAGCTACAAGGTGTTCTCTGCTTTGATGGACAACGCAGACATCGTGGACCGTATCAAATACACCTCACAAGAATCAGTAACCGAGGATCTCCTCGCACGCTTGTTCAACGTGGATCGTGTCTTGATTATGGCTGGCACCTACAACACCGCTGCTGAAGGAGCTACCGCTTCTTACAGCCAGATCGGTGACAGGGATGCCCTCCTTTGCTACACGCCTGCCAATCCCGGCCTCATGGTCCCCTCTGCGGGGTACACAATGGTTTGGAGTGGTTTGAGCGCTGGCTTGGGCACCTCATCTGCGATTAGTCGCTTCCGTATGGAAGCCGAAAAGGCTGACCGCATTGAAATTGAAGCGGCTTGGGATACCAAGATTGTTTCTTCAGCGCTTGGGTACTTCCTGAGCAACTGTGTAGCAGCGTAAACCCACCTTTACGCATAAACACACCAGAGGGTCGGGTCGGCACTTCCGACCCGGCCCTCTAACTCTTTCTAAGGACGCACATGGCAAGGATTGTTCCGCCGTACGCAGCGAGGAAACAACACTTCGTTAATGAGGTAGTAGTAACGAGGAACAGCGCCCTTTTCATGGGTGGCTGTTTCACTTGCGGTACCGGCGGCTTCACTTTGGACAGTGCTACAGAAGGTGTGCTCAATACGAGCACTCTTGGTGGGACCGGATCAGTAGTGGTAAAAGCGTTCAACGGTGTTGATAACACTGGAACACTGATCTATCAGCAAGCTATAGCGGAAGATGCGTCTGAGAACATTAACTATGATAGTGGCGTGGCCTGTCCCGATGGCTTATATCTCGAAGTGCTTGAAAGCGGCGCTGGAAATCAAACGGGCACAATTCTTGCCCACTGGAACGATTAAGGAACGATCATGGGTGCAATCCCTCCACCATACGCGGCGACCATCGAAGCGGTCGCAGATGCGTCAAAAGTAATCGTAAACGGCGACGCCATATTCTTTGGCGGCTGTTTTACTTCGACTGGCGCTAAGACGATAAAGATTTATGACAACGGCTCCGCAGCTTCTGGCACCTTGATCTATCAGGTCACGTTGGCTGCTGACGAATCAGCTAACTACAGAGTTGCTGGCGGTATTGCTTGCACTAACGGTATCTATGTTTCTTTAAGTGGCGCAGGAACCCACGTCGGCTCTGTGTTCTATGCAACATGACTTGGACCTACTCAGGTGATCCGGCGACGAATGCGCGTGATGCGGTTCGGTTCCTAACCGGAGACACCGACACAAACGATCAACTCGTAAACGATGAGGAAATAGCGTGGACCAATAATCAGGTCACTGGTTCTGACACGGCCACAACGGCTCTCTACGAAGTCTCGTATCGGGTGATGGTTGCCATAGCCTCAAAGTTCAGTCGTCTCGCAGATCAAGCCGTGGGCGATCTGAAGGTTGATATGTTCCAGAAAGCGACGAACGCTCGGGAACAAGCGAAACTTTTGTACGCTCAGGCCTCACGGGAAGGCAACACGCCTACTCCATACGCCGGCGGCATCAGTGTCTCTGACAAGGAGATTGATGAGGACAACAGCGACATTGTTCAGCCGTACTTCTCGCGTGGTCAGTGGACTAACAGCAGAGGCGGCGCTAACGATGTGATCGCTAACTTTGGAGCCGGAGCGGACTGATGGCTTCGCAGTCGCAGCAGTTCATGACTGACCTGAAGGTCAACATGACGCCGGACACGGTGTCGATCCGTACGACTTCCACGGTGAACAGCTACGGCGAACGCACCTACAGTGGTGGAGCTACAACCTACGACGCTTATATCATTAGGGTTGAAGAAGCGCGAAGGACAGCAGACGAAAATCTGAGTGATGTTGATTACATCGCTTATATTCCGAACGCCACCATAGCTGTAGACATCACGAGTCAAATAACTTTGCCTGCGCCGATCTCCGAAACACGACCGATTGTGAGGGTGAACACGAAACGTGATCCCCTCGGTCAGGTAGCGCAGGTTATCTATGTTGGCTCGAAATCAAAGCGAGGCTGACAAGTGGCTGGGAAAGATTTCGACAACCTAGACAACGTGTTTAAGCAGATAGGAATTGACGCGCGCCTTTCCCTTTCAGCAGCCTTGTTTGCTTCAGCAGTAGACGTGGCAAATAAGGCAGACACTCTTGTCCCTGTTGATGAAGGCATCCTCAGAGCTTCACAATCGATTACGCCACCAAAAACTCTCGGCACAAATCCGACAGCACGCATCACTTATGGAGGGCCATCAGCGCCATACGCTTTGGTGCAGCACGAACGGCTTGATTACGATCACCCTAAAGGTGGGCAAGCAAAGTATTTGGAAGAACCGTTCCTAGAAGAAGTAGGTGCATGGCCAACTCGGTTCTCAGCACGACTCAAATTAGCAAGTAGATACCTGAGGTAATCAATGGCGTTCCTACCTGAAATCGGCACATACCTAGCAGCGACCGTGACTGACACCACACTCACGCTTGGAACGAACCTGTTTCTTGGGCGGCTTCCAGATACACCTGATACCTGCGTTGCACTGTTCGAGACTGGTGGGTTAATCCCAGAAGAAACAATGGGTGGTTCATCGCTACCTGCTTACACTCAGCCGAGATGCCAGATTCTGGTGCGAGCCGCTGATTACGCTAGCGCCTCGTCGCTCGCTGAGGATTGCTTTAAGAAGGTGACGTTGATCGACAACGAAGCATTATCAGGAGTGCGCTATTTGCGTGCTGCTGGAATTCAATCACCGTTCTACCTTGAACGTGACGGACAGGAACGGGTGGTTTTCGTATGCAACTACCAGACCCAAAGAGTCCTGACGTAGCGGATGCGTATGGCGAGATTCGTCGTACGCCTGAGCATCAACGTGAAACTCGTACCGAGGTTCGTTGCGGTAACTGCGTGAAGAAACTTGCGTTGATGGTTACAGCCCCTTGGCGGATTCAATGCCCACGCTGCAAACAGATCAACGAATCTGGCTAGGCACCCGGTGCTTATTTCTGTCAAGCAACATAGATAGCTGCTCGCATGCGAAACTGCTGCTGGACTTCCGAGGTGATTCAAGCACGGGCCTGCCTTTCGCCTCGGAGGTCCAAGTAAAAAGCAAAAGAGCCGCCTCCGTAGAGGCGACCCCTCAGCTTAGGTTTAGAGAACTACTACGAACTCTTGAACGAAAGTTGATGCAACGGGCATGCAAGAGTAAACGCTTTCACCTGTTTCGACGTTGAAGAATTCCCGTGGGGGTTCTTGACCGCATGGGTAGCTTGCGGCTGCGTGCCAGTCTTTGCAATCGCACTTGACGCAACGTGCATCGTCGCCGTCGAAAGCGAAGCGGTGAGTGTCGAAATGTTCACGTGATTCAGCGGCGGTGCCGTCAAATTCGATTGGGCGAGTGCCGCAGGTTTCAGCTAGCAGTTCTTGACCGGGACGTGAGCAGAGGTACATATTCCAAGCTATTTCTGGCATGGGTGAAGGGTCAGTGGTGAATGCTTGACGGGTTCGTCCAGTGTCATCCACAACCTTCATTTGTTGTTTTTCGGTTAGATCGGCAAACTTCATGTGATTTCTCCTATTGTTCGGGTCACCCACAGAATCAAGTCGAACCAGATGCTCTGGTGAACTTTGACTGAGGTGATGATTGCTGCCATATAATAATTATGCCTGCTAGGGGTCCCCCTGTCAAGTCAATCAAGTAAAAAGCTCAAAATAATTTGAACGTACGCAAGCAGCACAAACGCATGGACTACACTCGCCAGCAGTGACCCCTGTGTCCAGTGCCCAATCGTGGCCGGTCCTTTGGCCGCGCCATTCCCAGAAGGAGCGCGATGACAAAGTACAAAGTGACCGGTGGAGATGACGGCCAATCTGGGATTGAGTTCTCAGGTAAGCGTTACGAAGCTGGCCAAACTGTGGAGATGCCACCGAAGAAGGCCGAATGGCTTATCGAGATCGGCATTCTTGAAGTAGCTGGCAAAGCAGCTTCTGAATCAAAGATCGAAACACCGAAAGCTGAGGACGCATAATGCCTACCTTCATTCACGGCAAAGGGACCAAAACCTACATTGATGAGTTCGACCTGAGCGATTATTTCAATGCTGCGGACAGTACCTTCTCAGTAGAGACAGCGGATATTACTTCTTTCGGAGCCTCATCAAGATCTTTCCTTCCCGGATTACAGACTGCCACGATGGGCCTCACTGGTTTATGGTCCGCCGATACTGACGGGTCAGACGAAGAACTCAACGCTCTGTTAGCTAACGCAACCAGCCCACTGTCAACAGTAGCGATACAAGCTGGAACGATTGGCAACAAAGCAATCCTGATGCAATCAGACGAACTGACTTACAACATTTCGTCACCAGTATCAGATGTCGTGTCAGTCAGCGCAGATTTCCAAGCAACAACCGATGGCACAACGAACCTGACATATTCAGGTCAAAGTGGAGTGCAGCTAACAACTGGAGCTTCATTAGCCTTTGGTGCCCTTGGCAATCTGGCAGGAGTTGATAACGCAGCGTCAAGCGCCAACGGCGGTTTCGCAATTCTTCACGTTCCCACCAACTCGATTGGTGGCGGCGTAACAACAATCAAGGTTCAGCACTCGGCAGACGACTCTACCTACGCTGACCTGATTACGTTCTCAACGGTTGCGGCTTCCACCAAAACCTCTGAGTTAAAGGCGGTCTCTGGGACCGTCAACCGATACATCCGTGCCACGGCCTCAACCGCTGGCTCATCCGGGGCGATAACTTACATGTTGTCGTTCGCTAGGTTCTGAGGAGGACCATAAATGCCTACATTCGTACACGGTAAAAGTGTTGACTTTGCTCTCGATGACACGGGAGGCACGAGCCGCAACATTTCCGACACTCTAAATTCTGTTGACTTCCCCGAAGTTACGGAGACAGCTGATACCACCGCATTTGGTTCAAGCAGCCGTTCATTCATCGTTGGTTTGGAGAGCGCTACGTTCTCAATCAGTGGACTCTGGGACGCAACTGTTGACGGTTACATGAAAGGCGGCACAGAGCCAGCCTCACGTTCGTTTATTTACGGTCCTGCTGGATCAACTGGCGGCAACGTGAAATACACCGGCGAAGCGATCATGACGAACTATTCGATCTCATCGCCTGTCGGTGACGTAGTCACTTACTCGGCTGACCTTCAGGTCACCGGTGCGGTAACTCGCGGAACATACTGATCCCAACAAACAAGGAGTGACCTAAGTGTCCAGACTTGCAGAACAAATAAGAGCCGCCCACGATGTGAGCGCAGACCTATACGAGATCCCTGAATGGGATGTCACATTGGAACTGCGTTCTATGTCGGCACGACAGCGAGCAGCGTTTGCTTCAAACGTTGACTTTACTGCCGACGGCAGCGTACAAATGGATGCGAACCGCGTTGAACTGATGTGGGGTTCGGTTATCCAAGCATGCTGTTTCGATCCAGATAACGGCGAAAAAGTGTTTTCTGAAGAAGATATTGAATGGGTAATGGAAGAAAAAAATGCCAACGTAGTTGATTCGTTGGCGAACGCTTGCCTAGCGGTGTCCGGTATGGGCGCAGACAGCGATGGTGACGCGGGAAAAGATTCCTCGGATTCCCAGACTCCAGAGGACGAGTTGCCCCTGAGCGACGCTTCTACTTCCAGTTAGCAAGAGAGCTTGGTATGACCGTTAGTGAACTCCTAGACCGGATGACTGCGAGTGAACTAACGGAATGGGCTGCCTTGTATTCGTTGGAGAACAGCGAACGAGAGCAGGCGCAGAATCGCGCCCGAAATAAAGCGAGGATGGGCTAATGGCTGACCAAGTTGTTAGTTCAGTATCCGTTGATTTCAATGCGAAAGATGGTGTCACTGGCACCATCAATCGGATGCGTGGGCAGTTCAAGACCCTACGCAAAGATATAGACGGCACGTCAGCTAAGTTTAAGAAACTTGGCGATTCGGCAATGGCTGTTGGCAAACAAATGTCAATGAGGATGACGTTGCCGATAGTTGCTGCTGGCGGCGCATCAATCAAAATGGCTTCAGATTTTGAGTCATCAATGACGAAAATCCAAAGTTTGGTTGGTCGCTCAGAGCAAGAAGTTAAAGGCTTAACTGAGAGCGTATTGAAGCTGTCGGGTGAAACGGCAAGAGCGCCACAAGAACTGGCTGACGCTATGTTCTTCATTACCTCAGCAGGTATCGAAGGCGCTGACGCCGCAAGCGTGTTGGAAGCCTCTGCGAAAGCAGCAGCGGTTGGGTTAGGTGAAGCGGCAACCATCGCTGATCTTGCTACGTCCGCCATGAATGCTTATGGCAAAGAGAACCTCGGAGCAAGCGACGCTACTGACGTAATGGTCGCAGCGGTGCGTGAAGGTAAACTCGAAGCCTCAGAACTTGCTGGATCAATGGGGCGTGTGCTCCCAGTCGCGTCAGCGATGGGTGTCAGCTTCAACGAAGTCGGTGCAGCATTCGCAGCGCTATCACGTACTGGTACCAACGCAGCAGAAGCAGCCACACAAGTTCGTGGCATCATGACTTCTTTATTGAAACCGACTCAGCAAGCTGAAGAAGCGCTGGCAGAGATGGGCCTCTCATCTGAAGGGTTACGTAAACAGATCGCAGATGAAGGGTTGCTTTCTACTCTCCAGACGTTGGCGACGGAGTTTGATGGTAACGCTGCTGCTTCGGCATCAGTGTTCGGTAACGTGCGCGCCCTTTCAGGTGTTATGGACTTGATGGGTAAAAACGTGGCTGGTACTGAAGCCATTTTTGAGAGCATGAACAACACGCTCGGTGCCACTGATAAAGCGTTTGCTGTTACGGCAGAAACCACTGAATTCAAGATGAATCAAGCTATATCCGATTTTAAGGTGGCGATGATTGCGGTAGGGCAGGAGATCATCCCTGTCGTGTTACCAATGATTCAGAAGTTCGCAGAATTTGTTACCAAGGTTGTTAAAGCGTTTAGTGATTTACCCGGACCAGTAAAAACAGCAGTCGTAGTATTCGGTGGGTTGTTGGCGGTTGCTGGGCCGCTTCTCATTGCTGCTGGTGCAATGGTTAAAGCCTTTCTCGCCATTAAGGTTGCAATGGCTGGGATGCTTGGCCCCATCGGGTTAGGGATTGCCGCTGTCGGGTTACTTACGGTTGCAATCGTCAAACTTACGGGTGCGGATAAAGAAGCCGAGACACGACAGCAAGCGTTAAATGAGCAACTGAAAGCTGCTGGCGATCCTTTACAAATGGTTCAGGAGCGTACGGCTGCGCTTACCGAAGAATACGAAAGGCTTGCTGGTACAACCCAAACGGTTGATGAGGGTATTGAAAAGCTCAACGGATCGAATGTTCTGTTGGGTGAGTTGATTGCTCGGGATGTTGCCCCTGAGTTTGAGAATCTTGATATCCGTATGCACGATGTCAACCGCACTGTTCGCACAGGTACGGACGAATATCAGCGCCTAGCTGGTCGTGCAAAAGTGCTTAGGGGCGACAACGCTCGTTTGGCTGACGTGCTCGAAGATGTTGACGAGTTCACATTAAAAGTAACGGGTTCGATGGCGAAGAAGCTGCGTGCTGGGGAACTGGACTCTGAACAAGTCGCTGAAATGCTTATTGCGTTAGACGAAACGGCTGACGCTTACGACGACAACAACGAGAAACTTGACGAGCAAGCGAAGAAGTTCCTTACCAATAAAGACAACGCTGCCAAATATGCTCGGATGGTTGGTGTTGAGGTATTCGACTCGCTAGTTGATACGGCAAAGCTAACTGGTGAATGGAACCATGCGCAAGACGAGTTAAACAGAACTATCGCCAATGCCACTACTGACTACGCAATTATGGCGGATGGCATTAACGCTCTTGCGAGGGAAACCGAAGTAACAACCGATGCAGTAGCGGCGCAAGCAAAACAAGTAGAGAACGTCCGCTTGACATGGGAAGAACTACGGGATGCTGCCGAAGGGCGAGCGCTGTTCTTCACTTTGGCGCTTGACACCGCTGGCCTGTATGAGCAGTTGAACGAAGCGATGAACGCCATTATTGATGTCGGTTCGCTTATGCCGGGTGGTGACTCAGCGGCACTTGATACACAGCTTGCAATCTCTCGCCGTATTTCGGCAAAGCTCGTGGACACGAAAGCCGCTGATCGTAGAACAATGTCGTCGGCAGCTAAGGCTGCTACAGCGGAGTTTGAAAACTTTATTAAAAACACAACAAGTCTTGGTAGCTCTGTACTAACAGATTCGTTTGCTGAAGCGATTGTGGGATCACCAGAGCAAATCGGTAAAGCATTCGACAAGCTCTTTGATGATGCGTTCGATACGGGAATGACGCAAATCCCACAACTGCGCTCCACATTCGAGAAAGCCATTGAACAAAAAGGTGGCTTAATAAATCTCGCGAATATTCGCACCAAGCTAACCGAGGATCTTGTTACTGCTGAAGATCGGTTAGCACAAGCAATCCAGAATCAAGCATCGGCGCAAAGCCGTGTCAATTCGTTAATGGATCAACGCTCACAGACAGCACAAAAAACTGCGTCAGCGTTTGGGTTTACGTTCGGGGAAACCCCCGGCGCTAATGCGAGCGGACGAGCCAAACAACTGCTCGCTCAATACACAGCGTTTCAGCTTAACCTTACCAAGCTCCGTGACCGTGGTTTCCCTGTAGACATAATCAGTCAAGTCATCGGGCTTGGTGCCTTTGAAGGCAACCAGACAGCACAAGCGCTCTTGGCGATGGGCGACACTGATTTCGGTGAGTTTGTAAGTTCGCTTGCTGGGATTAGCCGGATCGGTGCTGCAATCGGAAATCTGCAAGCTGGCATGATGTTCGACTCTGCGATTACCGGAGCAAACGATCAGCTTGGAGCAGCGACAAGTGGTGTTAGCGCTGCTCAGTTAGGAGTAACACAAGCAAATCTAGCTTTGGGTGAAAACGCTCAATCCATGACGCTTCTCGCTCGGGTGATGCAGGAAGATTTTGCTGGTGGAATCAAAGACTTCATCACCACGCTTGGTCCTTTGCCTGACAATCTTGATCGAGTTTTCGAGTTATTTATTGCGAAGTTTAACGCTTTAACTGAAGGCCAGTCACGAGGCATTTTCGACGTGTTGCAGAACCCTGCGATGGGGACTGTGCCTTCAATGATGCGACAGATGGCTAAATCATCAACAGGTATCGCAGGTATAAACAGCGGCGGTGGCGGTGGCGCTGGTGGTGGCGGTGGGCCTGCGCCGGGATCAAGATCTAACCCGATAGCGATTGTTCCTATTGCTGCGCCTTCCGCAGCGATGTCAGCGCTGATTGACGCTGGGTCTTTAGACACTATTCAAAGCGTGCGACAACGCGATGCGATGCGGAAACAAGGCGCAGGATTTGCTTTTGCTGACGCTGGGTCAATGGGCCTGATGAGCGGCAGTGGCCGAGGCGGTACTACCGTAGATGCTTTGCCGGGTGGCGTTGTTATCAATGTTCAAGGCTCAGTTGTTACCGAGAAAGAACTACTCGAAACAATCCGCCAAGGAGCGTTGGAGATGCAGCGTTCAGGTAAATCGTGGTCAGTGGATGTGTTGTAAATGGCGACCGCTGCGACAGTCAAAGTAGTTGTCAGGTTCTCTACTAGCGCCTCGTTCGGTCCGCCTCTTGTATTGAATGACGCATCAACACCTCTTGATACTGGTGTGCTGGCTGATTCAACTGTCACGATCCTTGATCTCACTAGCAACGTTCAAAATATTTCTATTAGCCGTGGCCGATCCAGAGTCCTAGACACTTTTGAAGGCGGGGTCGCCACAATTTCTTGTATCGATACGACAGGCGTTCTTGACCCTGACAACGGTACGTACGCTAACGAAATTAAACCGATGATTCAGGTGGTGATCTCTGCCACGCATGGCGGCACAGAACGCTTCCTGTTCAGCGGATATATCGAAGCATGGAACTACACCTATCAGCAAGATATTGACGCCTCCTACGTGACGATCAATGCTGTAGATGGTGAACGTATTCTGAACTTGGCGAACGTCAGCACCGTGGCAGGGCAAGCAGCCGGTCAAGATACTGGTACACGCATCAACAAAATCTTGAACACAGTCGGTTGGCCTAGCTCGGAGCGTTCTATTGATACGGGCGACACAACTTGTCAAGCAGATCCGGGTACCGCTCGTTCTGCTTTGACGGCGATTAGGACTTGCGCTACTACTGAGATTGGTGGGTTCTATTTAGATTCTGGCGGCAAAACAAAGTTTGTGAGCCGAGAAAACACGATCAAAGCGTTGGCTACTACACCGACACAGTTCAACGACACAGGCACACAAATTCCTTATGTTTCACTTGATTTCAATACTGATGACACGGTGTTGGCTAACAAGATCAGTGTGACTCGTACTGGTGGAACAACTCAAACCGCTTCCGATGCGACATCAATCAGCACCTATTTTGAGCGCAACCTTGTCCGCAATAATTTGTTGATGGAAACAGATTCTGTTGCCCTCGATTACGCAAACGCAGTGTTAGCAACTCGTAAGGATGCTGATTTGCGTATCAAAGGAATCACTATCGATTCAACCGCTGATGTGACTGCAACTGTGAACGCTGCGTTGGATACGGATTTCTTTCAACCGATTCAAGTGACCAGAGCACAACCGGGCGGCGGAACTATTACGCGTAACCTGACAGTTCAAGGCATACGGCATAATATTACGACTACAAGATTTCTGACAACGTTCAATACGGCTGAACCTCTGGTGACAGGATTCATTCTGAACGACTCACAATATGGCGTGCTCGATACGAGTGCGCTGGGATATTAAGGAGAAAATATGGCTGCACCTCTCGGTTGGAAGGATTTCGCTTCCGGTGACGTTTTAACTGCCGCCGACATGGACGGCTATGTGATGGCGCAAATTATTGCAGTTTTCGCTGACGCTACCGCTCGTGATGCTGCTATCACTTCGCCACAAGAAGGGCAGCACGCGTGGCTTAAGTCAGACAACAGCCTGTATTTTTACACCGGATCTGCCTGGGAGGCTTCGCCTGTTGGCGATATTACGGGAGTCACGGCTGGCACTGCCATGAGCGGAGGTGGCGCCAGTGGAGCGATTACGGTAAATGTTGACGTGCAATCGGCAAGTGTTGTGACCGCTACTACCTCGGATTATCTACTGATTCAAGATGTCACGGACAACACAACCAAGAAGGCTTTGGCTTCTGATATTGCGGCTGCTGGTTCGATCACCTCAATCACTACGGCTTCTAACTCGGGTTTGGCTGGCGGCACGTCAAGCGGCGCCGCCACGTTGACCGCTGACGCAAACAACCTAAGCACGGCAACAGCGGTCGCTACGGACTACGTGATCATTGAAGACGTGACAGACAACTCCACAAAGAAAGCATTGATCAGTGATATCACGGCGCTGGTCCCACCATCAGATCCGATTCCGCTTATTCTGGCTCTCAGTTAAGGAAACAAAATGGCAAATACGTTTAAGAACAAAGGCGCAGCGTTAACCAACTCGCTAGTGACTTATTACACGACACCGGGTTCCACGACTTCGATTGTGTTGTTGGCGCAACTCACGAACGTCGATAACACGGGTGCGCAAGCTGGCACTGTTTGTTGGTACGACTCATCGGCAAGCGCGAAATATGATCTTGTGAAAGCTCTGTCGGTACCATCAAACGCTGCTGTTGGTGTGATAGCAGGCAAACTTGTGTTGGAGCCGGGGGACTACATTCAAGCCTCCTCCACCGCCAGTAGCCTCTTGGAGCTGTCACTTTCCGTTTTGGAAATTACCTGATGCCAACTGGTTACGAGTCGGGCAAAACGTGGTCACCGATTGGCGCACAACCAGCGGTTTCTACTTCTGCCGCGTCTCGTGTTTGGACTATGAATGAGGTTGCTTCTTATGTGAGCGCTGGCACTTGGCCACCAGTTTTAGAGTTTGTATTTGATCCTATTGCTACTCACACTTTTGATGGCAGCACTGCCTCATATACTTTTACGTCTATTCCTCAGACCTACGCTGACTTGCGTCTCATTACAAAAACAGCAGTAAGCGGTTCACATAGCAACGACTACCATGTTGCTGTTCAAATTAACGGTGACACGGGTAGCAACTATCGCTACTACTACTCGTATATTTACTCGTATAGCACTCAGTCGTCTGGCGGTTCGGGAGCTAGTCGGTGGCTCGTCGGGATGAACTTTGGTTCAACTACGTTGCCATACACTTGCATCATGGACATGCCTGATTATTCTTCTAGCGATAACGTGCCTGCTTTCACGTCACGGTACGGTCAAACTTCGCTCGACACCGGAACTAATGCTTACAACAGAACCGGGTGGGCGTCAGGATCTTTTGAAGGAACGATTGCAGCGGTAACGAGTCTGACGGTGGGAACGATGGGGTACGGCAGTTCAAATTATCCAAACGGGACGACCGCCACGTTGTATGGCATGGGAACGGCAAGCTGATGGCTGTAGGTGACCAACTCCAATTTGTTGGCGAAGTTCAAGGCGATGGCAGCGCTAACAGTCTTACTATTTCAGACATTCCTACTGACAGTCAGTCGTTTATTTTGACGGGCATTGCTGCTCATGTTCACTCCAGTTACAGCAGCGACCTAGTAGTACGATTCAATAACGACTCCAATACTCGCTACAGGTGGACTCAATACCTGTCTAGTTGGGGCGGTAATCCTGCTGTGGGTCAATACCAGACTTCTTACATAACCATTGTGGCAGTGCCACCTAACACTTTGAACTCTGGAAAAGCTCGATCATGGTTCTACGCAGAGTTTTGGAACCTGTCTCAGAAAAGTACTTCTCCGGGGTCACCATCGATGATGGCTGAGGTCGGCGGCAAAAACAACACTACTGGTGACACGCCTTACAGCGGTATGCAGGGTTGCGGTTCGTACGTGTATTCAGATGGCGCACCAACCGGCACCGATGTGACCAGTCTTACTTTTACTCTCACGGCAGGTGGAGCGTTTACCGCTGAATCTAAATTACGTCTATACAAAAGGCCGACATCGTAATGGCTTCAACATATGAACTTCTTGGTGTTGCGACTGCTGATGGCAGTAGCCCAACCTCGCTGACTGTCGGAAGTATTCCCCAAACTTTTAAGGATCTGGAAATTATTGCGCTTCTTCAAGGCGTTACAACTAGCAACTTCGGCACCGAGGTTAAATTCCGTATTAACGGTCAAAGTGGTGGATATTACAACTACGGGCGCTATCGGAACTTAGGCAACGCATCGGCCCCCACCTCAACACTCAGTGGCGACGACGGCATAGCTGTGACCGAAGGAGTGGGTGGGGGCACCGAGTCTTATAACTACTCAGCGACCTTAAACAAGCTCTATATAGCTGGCTATACCGAAGCGTCAGGTGGCACACCAGAAACGGGTTTCACCTGCGGCACTCTAGTCTCATCAATGTTCTATGAAACTGGCTACACAATGGAAGTGAATAACTGTCACTGGACGACAATAAATGCTGCCTGCGATCCAGTGACACAAATCTCGGCGCATACCACTATTGGTCTAATAGAAAATTCTATCCTTGCCGTCTATGGAATTAGTAGGAGTTAATTATGGCAACCGTTATCGAATTTAATTGTGCAACTGGCAAGCAAACTTCACGGGAAGAAACCAGCGAAGAAAAAACGCAACGAGAAACCGATGCAGCGAACTTCAAAACCCAACGTGAAGCTGACGAAGCTGCTGAAGCTAAACGGGTAGCAGACAAAGCCTCGGGTGATGCGAAGCTGAAAGAGCTTGGTCTAACAGATGACGAGATCGCTGCACGATGAGTTACGGTTCCAATGGCAGCGTGATTGGGCCAGAAAATGCGCCCACAACCGCCGCTGCTTCTGGCGTGTGGTCCTTAGGTGAACTGGCCGAAGCGGAACGTGACAGCCTATGGCCGGCCCCTTTCACTTCCCAATATGAATACATAGCTGGCCATACGTTTGATGGATCAACCAGTAGCTACGAATTTACGAGCATTCCGCAGACCTATAACAGTTTAAGAATCGTTGCTACCGAGCTTGGGCAAAGCTCAAACATCGCCAGTCCTCGCATCCAATTAAACGGTGATACAGGGGCTTATTACGGATTTGCTTGGACTGGTTCTCACGGAGGAAGCATTACAAGCAGATTTGGTGGTCAGACAGGTCAAACCAGTATCGGCACTTATGACACGAACGAGGCCAGTACGCCGTCGGCACGGGAAATATTGCTTGACGGATACACGCTTTCCAACATGGTAAGTCCAGTTCAATACCAGTTTGCGACTTGTGCCACTTCAGGAACCTCGAATATGTCAGCGAACTCAGCAGCAGCAGTGTTGCTAAACGGAACCGCAGCGATCACATCTCTCAAATATTTTGATCTCACCGGCTACACATTTGCTTCTGGTTCAACAATTCAGCTTTTCGGATTTAAGGACGCATAGCGATGGAACACATTGGCTCAGTTAGCGGCACCGGATCAGCGGCAACAATATCGCTGACAAGCATCCCGAACACGTACAACTCTCTTGTCCTCAAAGGCGTAGGGCACAGCACAAATACAGGTATAAATTCTGCCAATATTCGTTTCAACAGCGATTCAAACAGCAACTACGACTTCAACCGTGGTGGCCGTTACGACAACGCAAACCTTGCTTTTCAAAGCGAAAACCAAACTGCTGCCAACTTCGCATATCTTCCCAACGCTAGTGACAACGTGGGAACAATGCTGATGCAACTTGAAATGAACATTTGGTCTTATCAAAAAGCTTCCACTCGTCCCGGTCGTGTTTGTTTCATGTGTCAAGCCAACTACCATTATTCGGGCACTAAACAAATCAACTTCTTGTACACCGGCTGGTTTGACGGCAGCGGACCGGGCAACGCCGATGATGTGACCTCAATTCAGTTAGACATGGTGACAGGGAACTGGGGATCAAACACCAAGTTTGATTTGTACGGAAGGGTGGACTCGTAACGATGGCGACAGCGACTTACAAATTTCTTGGGAAAGTCACAGCCGATGGTTCGTCAACAGTAATGACTCTTTCAGGCATTCCACAAACACATCGAGATATTGAGATCATTTTTCAAGCAAAAACTGGTACGTCAAATGGAGCGGCTGGTGCTGACATCACTTTGAATGGCGACACTGGATCGAACTACAGACAAAATGGTTGGGGCATAAACGGAACAACTCAATTAGGTAACGCTCAGGCCACTACTCATTTTGACATTAACTACGGTTCAGGTCCGGGTACGGGTTCGGAAATGATGGGGTGGTGTCGAATGTATTTACTGAACTACGCCAACGCTGTTGACCATCCGGGCTGGTACATGAACTCCAGTTGGGATAACTACACGACTGGCGCTCAGTGGTGGAGTGGCGCTCTTTATAACCCTTCAAGCGCAGCGGCGATTACCTCAGTGACATGGACCGCTGTTTACACACTTGAAGCAAATTGTTCAATCGCTGCGTACGGAATTGACTACAGCTAGGAGTTGTAATGACAAAAATAGTTGAAATGAATTGTGAGACAGGTGTTGAAACTGTCCGTGATATGACGGACGAGGAAGAAACCGCGCATGCCACAATGCTGACGGCACACAACGAGCAAGTTGCTGCTGAACAAGCAGAAGCAGATGCTAAAGCAGCAGCGAAAGCATCAGGTGACGCAAAGCTGAAAGAGCTTGGTTTAACTGACGAAGAAATTGCTGCTCGCTAGGAGAAGCTAATGGCGAACGTTCTGGAAGTGTTGCAAGCCGCCGGTTTGGATGTTGAGGCGGAACCGGGTTGGGAAACACGGCGCGGTTCTAAGTATTCGTTTGATCACAGGCCGGGTGGCACGTTGGGGATGATTGTGCATCACACGGCTGCTGGCGGTTCAGCGGACATGCCGTGTCGCAACATCTGTGTGAACGGTCGATCAGATTTGAAGGGACCGCTCGTTCAGTTCCTCCTCGGTCGATCCGGCAAACTGCTGTTGATCTCACAGAACCGTTGCAACCATGCTGGTCGTGGCTCATCCGAAGTCATCAAAGACTTAGAAGCGAGCCGGGACATCACAACAGAGTTCGATGCTGGGCAAAGTGCATACAACGCACGCAACTTCGGTCGGGACAACGACTACCGCAAGGCTAATGGCCGGTTCTGGGGTGTCGAAGTTGAGAACAACGGTATTGGTGAGGAATATTCCCAAGCCCAAATCAAAGCGCTAGTGAAACTTTGCGCTGCCATGTGTAAATGGCAAGGCTGGAATCACAACCGAATCATTCATCATCGTGAGTGGACTAGTCGTAAATACGACATGAGCTATACCGGGCCGTTGCGCGAGTACGTGCAGAAGATGATGGTTTCCAGCCAGTGGCGTGTACCCAAGAGTGCGGTCCAGAGTGGCACCACTCCGCCTGTAACGCCCCCTAAGCGATCCGCAGTGTTGAAACAGGGAAGCGTGGGGGAAGAAGTTAAAGAGCTTCAGCAGGCGCTCTCAAAGCTCGGGTACCG